CCTTTTATGCCTCCATTCTCATCACGCTGATAGATTGCTGACAGATGACCGAATGCGACTGATACAAGGAGACGGTCATACTCTGTATCAAAAATGTCGATTACAGCGTATCTGTAAGTAACATCTGAGTGCTCTACAATGATGTTCTTGAGTACAGTTGCTACCTTGTTTCCGTCAATGTTTTTGTAGGTCTTAATCTCTGTTCCGTTGTTTAACGTAATGAGATATTGCGGTGTTTGCATTGTTTACCTCTGTATTTTGATCAATCTAATATTTTGTTTTGCTAGATGTATCTAGCTTTCAAAGTAATATTAGATGTATCTAGCATCAAAATCAATAGATAAATCTAGCAAATTTTAATTATTTTTTATTACTTATTGAAAATTAAAGAAATTAAGAGATAAAAAAAATAGAGAAAGATAAATTTTTCTCTATTTTCTTATGAGGAAGGTTTAATGTATATGTTTATAAACCGCCGTCTCCGGCTTTTTCAATGACTCTTCCAATGATGTGAAAATATACACTTTCGTCATTATGATAAATTACTTCATCTGGGTAAGCTTTATTATCTGAACGAATAATAAGATCGCCGTTCATCTGCTTTATTAGTCTTTTAACTCTAATTTCATTGTTTACACAGATTGCATAAACATGGTTATTGCTTATGCTTGTATTATCATCAGTGTTTACCAGAATTTTATCTCCATTAAACAATGTTGGCTGCATACTGTCGCCGTGAACAGTAAATCTCTTGCAATTACTAGGCTTTAAGTTTCTTAAGGTGAAATAAGAAAGCCTATATGTAGCAGGTTGGACGTCTTCAATTTCGATATATGAAGGTTCAGCGCCTGGACCTGCTCCACATTCAATTTTATATTCTTGCACTTGTATGTAGTGATCATCACATTCGACATCATCAGGCAATCCTTTTACATCTTCAGCATCAGGTGCACCTTTGCCACTAACTAACCAATCACAATTAACATTTAAGAATCTGCTGACCTTTAAAGCATTATCTGATTTTAATGTCTTAACTTTATCTGAGCACCATTGGCTTACAGTAGCAGTCTTAATACGTGTATAACGAGATAAGTCTGCCTGTGATTTTCCTTCTTTTAACAAGCCATATTTTATGCGCTTGCCAAGCGTTGAAAAGTCGTTCATAAACTTACCCTCATTGTTTTTGTGTTAGATATATCTAAATTATAAATCTAATTGAGTTAGATATATCTTGCATTTTGTGCTAGATTTATCTAATATTGATTTAGAGTTATTATCTTCAAGGAGAAAAATATAAATCTATGCCAAAAATCGATAATTCAATAAAAGGTGATATGGCAGTAAAGCTCATTTCAGAGCTTGGCGGTGTTGTTGCTACAGCAAAGTTATGCCAAATCGCTTCATCCAGCGTTTGTTCTTGGAAACGAATGGGAGTCCCAAGAGCGAGAGTTATGTTTCTTCAACTAAAAAGGCCCGACCTAAAGATTTGGAAGGAATTTAATATTTAAGATGTGGTACTTTTCGGCCCCGGATTGGATTTTATCTTACAGGATGAATGCAATCTCTAAATTTGTGCTGCTTAGAGCGCTTAATCTTTCAAGAAAAGATCCAACTACACCAAGATTCTTAACAAATGAATCATTGGCAATGATGTTCGGTGTTTCTAAACGCACTATCGTTAATGCTTTTAAGGAATTAAAGGCAGAAGGCTTTATTACGCTTTGCCGAAACCCTAATAATCCATTTGATAATTCACGTTTTTTTATTCTTACAGAGAAAGCTTTAAGAGGTGATGATGATAATCAACTTATTGATTTTTCTCAAAGTGAAAAAATTGCACTTTCGAATAAGCAAAATTTACACATTGCAGAGGCAAATATTGCACTTTCTCAAAGTGAAAATATTGCACTTTCTTCATCTAAGAATATAGATAAGAGAAAGAATAAGAGAGAGAGAGCTCTCTGTTCATATACAACTGAGTGTGATAAGGATATACAACAGAGTTGTATTTCGGAAATACAACAGAGTAGTAGTTCTTCTATATATGAGAATGAATATAGAGAAAGAATAGAGAGAGAACACACTCTCTGTTCAATCATTTCTTTATCTGGTCTTATTAAATTATTCAACGATACAGCAAAGGTAATGAGTAAGGAACACCCATTAGCTCAGAGCCTTAATCTTAAACACGTAGCAGAGAAGTTTTATACCGTTAAAGCTTCAGCTACATTTGAGACCGATAAAGCCTTAACTTCAGCTGTAACCAAATGGCTGTTAGATGAAATTGAACACGAAATGAACAGTGGTAAAAAATCATCTGCCAGCAATCAGGTAGATGCATTTACTGCTATGGAAAGATTCGGTCAGTTTATCAATTCAAGAAATGAAAAGAGCATAACCACTGGAACTGATTATGCCCTTAAGTCAATAACCAAAAAGGAGTAGGTAATGACTAATAATGATTATAGCAGATTTTCAGATCTGTGGATGATGATGAGCTCTCTTAATGGTAATGGAGCTGAACCGTCAGAGAATCAGATTAAAGCTGCTTTTATGTTCTGTTCAGCTTATGAGTTTGAACTTGTTGAGAAGACATTTGCCAATATGGTAGAGAATTCAATCTCTGTAACTATTGGCAATATCCTTTCCTGCCTCACCCGTAACGGAATGACCAAAGAGCAGTTTAAGGCTCACGCTCAGCTTACTTACAGACACATCTCAAGATACTTCAACTGGTATACAGATGTGGTTTTCACTGACCGTCTTGCAGCACTTGCTTTTCACGCTGTCCTTAAAAGTCACGCTGATTACTGCGAAAGTGCCAAGGCTGATGATGACAGACTCTGTAAAGCATTCGTTGACTTCTATACAAGTTTTGACGTGACATCAATGCCTGACTATGTTGACGACTTAATGATCCAGTATGCAAATTACAGAGCTGATGTTCAGAAGGTTGTCCTTGTTGGTGACAGAAACGCCTGTATCAACGTATGTAATTCAATTTATGGTGAAGGCAAATGGGTTGAAGTATCTACTGCAAGGAAACCTTCCGCAGTTAAAGAGCTCCCAAAGGTTGAGATGACCGAAGATGAGCGAAAGAAGAATATTGATGAAGCTATTGCTGAACTTAAGGAGTTAATCTAATGGATATTATTAAAAATGTTGAAGCAGAGCGCGCTCTTCTGGGTGAGATTATCTTAAATGGTTCAGCTACATTCAATGCTGTTTTAGGTCTTGTGAGTGCTGAAGACTTTTTTGATGAGCGTAATCAGTATATTTTCAGTGCATTGTCAGAGCTCTCAAAAAAAGATGATTACGAGCTGTTTGATGTCGTTCAGATTTCAGAGCAGTTAAAAGAGGCTCAGCACGATGTTTCAGTTACGTATGTCGCTCTGCTGATGGATGATGCACTTGCCAAGATAAAGAATACTGTTGATAAAGCATACATTATTCATGAGACAGCGCAGAAACGCAGATTACAGAGAGCTATTGATGATCTCCAGGAAGTCCTTGAAAAATCTTATCAGACAGATGATTCTGACACTCTAAAGGGTAAGCTGTGCGCTGTACTGAATAACGTTAATAATAACGACATCAGCTCCCTTTACGAAAATGCTGCAGATGTTGCCAAGAACCTTGTGTGCAAGATTAAGAATAATGATATTGCAAAGATGTTTCCAACCGGTATTGAGAATCTTGACTTAATGCTTGATGGAGGTTTAAGAGCTGAAACATTAAACATCATTGGTGCTCGTCCTGGTGTGGGCAAGTCATCACTTGCTACAAGCATTGTACTTAATATTCTAAAAGACAACAAAAGTCTGTTCCCAATAATTATCTTTTCTCTGGAAATGGGAAATGAACAGGTAATGCAGCGCATCTTTTCATATTTTACAGAGCTTAAAGTTTCTGAAATTATGCATAACAAGACACCACCAGAGAGATGGCGCTCTCTTATAGCTGGTCTTGAAGATACCTTAAAGGTTTTTGATGCTGAAAAGCCTGCACCTCGTCTGTTACTTTCAGACAAAGCTTCATTAACCCTGGCCGACTTGGAAATGACTGTATCAGACGTAGCTCAGCGCTTTGGCGGTGTAGGTGCAATTATGGTCGATTACATCCAGCTGATGCCTGTAGACACTCACAATCAGACACGCGCTCAGGCTATTGGTGAAATATCACGCTCACTAAAAGAGCTCTCACGTAAATATAAAATGCCAGTAATTGCTTTATGTCAGTTAAACCGCGAAATTGAAAACGGCAAGGCTGTAGAGCCAAAGGCAAGCCATATTAAAGACAGTGGCTCGATTGAACAGGATGCAGATGTAATCGTTCTTATCACTCGTGATGATGGCAAGGCTGATTTACACGTAGTCAAGAATAGAAACGGCAGTACAGGTAAAGTTGAATGTGCCTTCATCGGCAATGCATGCAAGTTTACTGATTTCTCAGAGGAAAAGATGCTCGAATGATAACAATCACAATGCCCGTTCCTGTAAGCGCAAATGCAAGGCTTATAAGAACTAAAGGAAGGCAGCTAACGAACAGCAGAAAATATAGAGAGTGGTTTATTGATGCGTATCGAGAGGTACGCTCTCAAGTGCCAGAGCCTGACACTATCACGGGGCGTGTCGGTGTTTCTCTGACAGTGCATTTTAAAGACAACAGGCGCAGAGATCTCGACAATATCCTCAAAGGCTTTCAGGATGTTTGCACAAAAGCTCTGCTATGGCAGGATGACTGTCAGATAGATAATCTGCACGTTGTACGTGGCGAAGTTGATTCAGAAAAGAAAGGTTTTGTTGAAGTGAGGATCTGGGAGATAGATAATGACTAAGTATACTTATCACGTTGAAGACATTGATGAACAGGTCTACTGTACATGTACAGAAAAGCAGCATACCAAGACTGATAACATCAACCATCCGAGCCACTATGCAGGAAAGGTTGAATGTATCGACTGTCTCGAGAGCGCGACTGAAGGCCTGAATGGCATTGAAGCTGTATGTACTGCCAATGCAATCAAGTATCTTTATCGCTGGAAAAAGAAAAACGGCATTGAAGATCTAGAAAAAGCAAAGTGGTATATCAACCGCCTTATTGCAACATTGGAGCAGGACGACAATGACAAGAGAGCTTAGAGATGCAGTAAAAGACGGATATTCTGAAGAGTATTTGAGACTTCTTTATAACTTTGGTATATGGTCTCGATACTTCGGATGCACTGGCTTTAAGTCATTCTCACGTTCATCTGTCTGCTCTGTAATCACTGATGAGACTGCAGCTGAGATTGACAAGGCAGTAGCTGTACTTAAAAGGCACAAGCCAGACATCTACACTGTATTCAGAATGTACTACATTCAATCACTCAATGAGGTTGCAATACTTCACAGACTAAGGATGGAGAAGCAGGAGCTCAAGTCACTACGATATGTGAGCTCTTATGCGATAAGAGACTTAATACAGTATGCAGAGAGATATATCCTTAATGTGCTTCTTGGAGGTGAGAATGAAGACGGTGAGGTATAACGGCATTGTCTATCGCTCTCTTGCAGATTGCTGTGCTAAGCTCAATATCAGCTATTACAGAGCAGTAAGATTTATTCGATACTACACAAGATGTGAGAATGATCCATCTCTTGCTGTGCGATGGATGATGAATGATGAAGCTCCACGCTTTAATGAGCAAAAGACATGGCGATACACAGATGACAGAGACAAGAGTTATCTGCGTCAGCTTAAGTATCGTGAGAAAGCTCATAAAAATGTGATTGACACAATGAAAAAGGGTAGGGGGAGTTAAAAAAATGGTAGAACGTACGGAAAACCGAGCGCCCAGTCAAAAATTTGCGGTCGCAAAATTACAAGTAATCGATAAATTAGCGTTAATTTTGCGTTAAACTGATTTATAACTATAGACAATACAATGTATAATTGTCTATAAATTAAACACTAAGCACCCATTGAGGTGCTTTTTTTATTTGTGAGGTAAAGGCAGTGTTTAAGGATATTCTTAATGACTGCTCTTACTATCTCATAAGTGCAGGAATAACTTTCTTCGTCAGCCTCTGCTATGACTTTCTTAAAGACGAACCTCCAGAGCACTTCAAGAAGATTCTTGAAGCTGTCGTCTGTGGATTTATGTCATTTGCAATCTGTGGCTACACTTCAACTCACTGCGACTGGCTCTCAGAGTTTGACTGCCTGTTTGTAAGTGTAGGAATTGGTGTAATCGGTGCAGGTCGCGTTAGTGAGATTGCACTGCAGTTAATAGCGAGAAAGCTTAATGTAACGGTAAACAACGATAAATGAACAAGTCAATATTTAAGATTTTAAAATTCTCTGTCTGTTGGCTTGTTGAGATTGCTGTCATTGTCACATTCGTATCGTTCAATATGCCTTTTACATATATGCTGCTGAGCATAGCTCTTGCTTGTATGACAATTAACTCAAAGGTTTAAAAATGGTCAGAGGCTTAAGAAATAACAATCCTGGCAACCTCCGTCACGGCTCAAAGTGGCAGGGACTTGCAAGAGAACAGACTGATCCAGCTTTCTGTCAGTTCACCGAAATGCGCTTTGGCTGTCGCGCTCTTATAAAAGTGCTTCAGACCTATGTCATAAAGTACAACCTTAAGACAGTAAGAGCGATTATCAGCAGATGGGCACCGCCTAACGAGAACAACACTGAAGCCTATATCCATTCAGTTGCTTCAGCTCTTGGCGTGAATGATAATGAGGAGCTCCATTTTGAGAGTTACCTTTACATCAGACTTGCAAAGGCAATAGCACACCACGAAAATGGAATTGAAGCTGATTCTGCCATTTCAGCGAAGACCTGGCAGGAAGCATATTTTCTGATCTAACAGCGCTTGAGCGCAAAGCTGCCATCATTTACCCTGTTCTATGGTTTCTTGCAGGGGTTTGGGTGGCAGGTGGGCAGGGTCACCTCCTAGCTCTTTTTTAGAGTTGAAAAACGACCCGCATCCAGTCGGTGATGCGTTCATTCCCATGAAGTCATACGGCTCATCTTTATGGTGAGTAAAATTCCGAAAAGTGAACAAGACCGATATTATAGAGTTCTTTCTGATGTGCTTATGGTGGCTCTCTCTGCTTGGCCCGTTTCCCTTAAGTGCATCAAAAAGAGCTCTGTTTCTTACCCAGTGGAAGTCACTTAATTACTGTCGTTAAAAGAGGCGAGCTCATTTGATTTTTAATAGATTCATATTGTCAGCTATTGCATTGCTCGCTTCACATCTGACGGTAGGTGTAATAGGCTATCTCGGAGCAAGGAATTATTACCTTTTGCAGATAGAGCAAATAAGAACAGATGCGCAGATTGAACTTGCCAAGGCAATAGCTGACAAGAATGAGAAAGAGAATGTTTACAGCAAAGCACTCATCACAACTCAAAGTAAGATTGCATCATCTAATGATAGAATTGCTGCAGTTTTTAGCAGTCTTAATGCCTGGGGTGATAGCAATTTTATTACTGATAACATTGTCAGCCTGCACAACAGTCAGGACAATGCCAGTTGCGACTCAGACATGTCCTCAACTGCCACAATTGCCGGAGCAGTTTCAGACTGTGAATGTAGATGCGATGGAAAGAACGCAGCAGAACTTCGCAAACTTTATCAAGAGCAACTGATTATCGCAAGAGACTGCGATATCACTGCTAGTCATTACAATGAGTTGATTAGGTATTATGAGAGTGTCAGCCAGCATTAAAGGCCTGTTCGCAAAGCCTTGTGCCTATCCCGGATGCAATCAGCTTACTTATGGTTCATCAGGCTACTGTGACACTCACCTGACTCAGCTTAAGAATGAGCGCGTCAAGAATTACGACAGCAAAAGACAATCATCTTCAAAGCGCGGATACAACAGTAAGTGGCGCGAAGCAAGACTTGCATATCTTACAGAGCATCCGCTTTGTGTTGAGTGTGAGAAAAGAGGAATTGTAACGCCAGCCAGTGATGTAGATCATATCATACCTCACAGAGGAGACAAGCAGCTCTTCTGGGACAGGGACAATTGGCAGGCATTGTGCCATGAATGTCATTCACGCAAGACAGCCACTGAAGATGGAGCCTTTGGAAACGAGGTAAAAAATGAGAGGCAGACCGAGAAAGCCAACTGCAGTAAAGAAACTGCAGGGAACGCTAGAAAAGAGCAGACTTGTTGACAATGAGCCTGTTCCTAGCTATCCGTTAACCCGAGTCAAAGCTCCTGACTATCTGTCAGATAAAGGCAAGGAACTATGGGACTTTGCATTATCTCAAGCTCCAGAGCAACTGATTACAACGCTCGATTTCGGAGTCTTTGCCATTTGGGCAGATACTTACAGCAAGATCATTGAGCTTGAGGCTGACATCCAGCGTGAAGGCATGTTCGAAATGAACAGTAACGGAGAGCTTAAGCGCTCCGAAAAGGTTAAGCTTCAGAATGAGCTTAAGACAATTCTGTTCAAGTCAATGACGGAGCTGGGCTTTACCCCTGCTTCAAGGTCTCGCATTAGTGTAGCTAAGACCGACAAGACTGAGAAGAAGAACGGATTTCTGGAGCTATAGCTATGACAACAAGAGACTACATAGCTATAGCCAACAAATACATTGATGATGTCATTAAAGGCAGAATCAAAGCTTGTCAGCAGGTCAGACAAGCATGCATCAGACAGGTTGAAGACTTAAAGCGCAAGAAGTTTGAGTTCATCTTTGATGAAAACAAAGCTTGTAGAGTATGTAAGTTCATCGAGCTTCTGCATCACGTCAAAGGTCCCCTTGCCGGACAGGCGATTGTCCTTGAGCCTTGGCAGGTGTTCATCTTAACAACCGTCTTTGGATGGGTTGACAAGTTAGGTCACAGACGTTTTCAGCGTGTCTACGTTGAAGTTCCTCGAGGCAACGGCAAGTCAACTCTCTGCAGTGGCATAGCCTTGTATATGCTTTGTGCTGACGGAGAAAAGGGCGCTGACATTTACAGTTTTGCTACAACCCGCGATCAGGCTGGCATTGTTTTTGGTGATGCTCAGGCAATGGCTCGTGGCAACCCTCAGCTCCAGGAAGCTTTCGGTCTAACTGTTCTTGCCCACTCGATGGTCGTACTCGGCACCAATTCTAAGATGCAGGCCAAGAGCTCAGACGCTAACAAGCTTGACGGTCTGAACACTCATTTAGGCATCATTGATGAGCTTCACGCTCACAAGACTCGTGAAGTGTATGACGTGGTTGAAACCTCAATTGGTAAACGTCTGCAGCCTCTTATGTGGTGTATTACAACCGCTGGTTTCGTCCTTGACGGCATCTGTATGGAAGTAAGACGCTACATCAGCAAAGTTCTGAGTGGAGCAATTACCGGTGGAGATGCCTGGTTCGGCATTATCTACACCATTGATGATGGTGACGACTGGCGTACTGAAGAAGCTGTGCAGAAAGCCAATCCTAATTGGGGTGTGTCGGTGCAGCCTAAAGCTATTCTTGCAACGCTGTCACAGGCTTTGACAGACCCTGCAAAAGAGAACAACTACAAGACAAAGCACCTTTGCGTATGGTGCAATGCGGACAGTGCTTTTCTGCAGATGAACCGCTGGCGTAAATGCTACCGCCCTGATGTTGAACTCTCTGACTTTGAAGGAATGCCTTGCATCTATGGTCTTGACCTTGCAGCCAAGGTTGACCTTACAGCGCTTGTACGTCTGTTCTGGAGACTCGAAGGAGATGAGGTACATTATTATGTATTTCCTGAGTTCTGGCTTCCAGAAGAGCGTGTAAACAGTGCTCAATGCTCTCAGTATGCCGGATGGGTTAAACAGGACTTAATTCACGCTACAGAAGGCGCAATTACATCATTTGAGGATATACAGCAGTACATTCTGAATGACGTCTCACGCTTTGATGTTCTGGCAATCGCTTTTGATCCGTGGCAGGCAATGCAGCTTGCTTCAAACCTCAGAAATGAAGGTCTGTCAATGATTGAGATCAGACCTACGGTAGCCAACTTCAGCGAGCCGATGAAACAGATGCAGGCACTCTGTTACGCTAAGCGTCTGCATACTGACGGCAATCCTGTGCTCGAGTGGAATGCATCGAACCTTGTAGCGCATACTGACGCAAAAGACAATGTGTATCCTCGCAAGGAAAACGGCGAATACAAGATTGATGGTGTTGTCGCCACGATTATGGCTCTCAAAATGGCGCAAATGCTCGATGTTGAGAATCAGTACATTGATGCAGTCAGTGATGACATAGAAGATGATTTAGTTTTATAAAGGATTAAAAATGGGATTATTCAAATGGTTCACGGCTAAGCATGGCCCTACCGGTGACAATGCTGGATGGCAGGACAGCGAGCCAATGATCCCTGCTGTGACAAATGTCACTCCTGTTGCTCCAGAGCAGTCACTGCAGATTTCAACCGTGTACGCTTGTGTTGACCTGCTTGCACGAACTGTGGCCTGTCTGCCTTGTGATGTGTATCTTATCAACTCAGACGGCACAAAAGAGCGCGATGTTAAGTGCAACCTGCATTATATTTTGAGTCAGTCCCCTAACTTCGGAATGACCCCATACGAGCTCATCAGCACTATGGTGATGCACTGGGCCTTAAGAGGAAACGCTTATGCTCTGATTGTAAGAGGCAAGGACAAACTTACCAAGCAGGAGGTTGTTAAGTCAATCTATCCGCTTAATCCTGATCAGATGAACGTCTATATGGATACATCAGGGCGCGTGACTTACCGCTACTACGACAAGAAAGATCAGTATGTCGACTACGACCCTGAGCAGATCTTACATTGGAAAGGCTTAGGCAACGGCATTCTTGGTCTTAGCAAGCTTGAGTATATGAAAGCCTCAATCAATGAGAGTGCCTTAGCTCAGGAAACAGCCTTAGACATTTTTGCTCAGAAGGGCAAAATGAAAGGCATTCTGTCAGCTCAGAATGTTCTGAGCAACAACCAGAAGGCCGAGATTTCCAAGCAGTTCCAGAAGATGCGTGATGGTGGCATTCCTGTGCTTCCTGCAACCTTGAGCTTCCAGCAGTTAAGCTTATCTCCTGCTGAGACTCAGCTTCTGCAGACAAGAGAGTACAGCGTTGAGGAAATATGCCGTTGGTTCGGCGTGCCAAGTGCTCTTATTGGTTCTGATGGTGGAGCTCCTGGCTCTAATCTTGAACAGGTTACAGCCAACTTTTATAAGTCAACTATTCTGCCAATGCTTATCAGCCTGCAGCAGTCAATCATCAAGAGAGTGCCTTGCAAAGACGAGAAGTACAATCACATTGTCGAGTTTCGCTTAAGCTTCCTCAATCGTTCAAACGACAGCGCACGAAGCTCAATCAATGCTCAGGCTCTGCAGAACGGATGGAAGTCACGCAACGAAGTCAGAATTGAAGAAGGCCTTGCTCCCGTAAGCGGTGGCGACCTTCTGACTGCTCAGAGTAATCTTGTACCACTTGATAAGCTTGGTACGTCTGTAAGCAAAGACGAGACTATGTTATCTAACCAGCCACAGAGGCAATAAATGAAGAACTTTACAAAATCAGCTTCAAAGATTGAAGCAAAAGATGAAGGTATCATCTCAGGCTATGCCTCCGTGTTCGGCGGTGTAGATTCATACGGTGACACCATCGATGCAAAAGCTTTTGATCACGTTATCGCAAAGGGTGATCTCCCTACAATGCTGTACGGCCATAATGCATACTCTGTCCCTATCGGAAAATGGACAGAGATGTCCGTTGATGAGGTCGGCCTTAAAGTTACAGGCCAGCTGAACCTTAACAATGAAAAGGCTAAGGAAGTGTTCGATGCTATTAAGTTCGGTTCACTCACCGGCCTTTCAATTGGCTTTTCCTGTGATGAAGACGGCTTTGAGTTAAAAGACGAAGATGATTTATGGGGCGGATGTCTGATTAAGAGCATATCACGTCTCTATGAGATTAGTGTTGTCAGCTTACCAGCCGATAACAGTGCAAGAATTTCGGAGTGCAAGAGTGTTGATTTTACCTCCTGCAACTCAATCAAAGATTATGAGAGATGTCTGCGTGATGCCGGCTTTTCTCGCAATTCTGCCAAAGAGGCAATCTCTGTGGCAAAACGTGTGCTAACAGCTCAGTGTGACGCTGAAAAGTCAGCAGACAACAACGCAGACGAAGTGTCTGACAAGATACTTTCTATTCTTAATAAATACCATTAAAAGGATTGATTTTAAATGGAAAATAATGAAATTTTAAAAGGCCTTGAAGGCATTGATTCTAAGTTATCAGCTTTAGAGCAGGATAACATTGCTTCAAAAACAGCAATCAACGCTGAGATTAAGCGTCTTGGTGAAGAGCAGGTTAAGTTGGCTAAGGCTTTAGCTGATGCTGAACAGCGTTCAGTTGACGCTCCAGCTCACGACCACGCTGAAAAATCATTAGGTGAGGCTTTCGTTAAGTCAACCTCTTATGCTAACTTCGGCGCAACCCGCAAGGCATCATTCGAGTTTAATAAGGGCGCTGATGCAAATGCTGCAACCTCAGCTTTCGGAAATGTTCAGAAGTATCGTAAGCCTGGCATTGTAGCTGGTCCTGATGCTCCTTTAGTTATCGAAGATCTGTTTAATCACGTACCTGTATCATCAAATGCTGTAGAGTACGTGAAGGAAGGTTCATTTACCAACAATGCTGCCGGCGTTGCTGAGGCAAACGACAAGCCACAGTCATTATTCGGTTCAACTGAATTAAAGACCTGCAATATCATCACTGTTGCACACTGGACCCGCATCACTACTCAGCTTGCTGCAGACGCGCCTGCTTTACTTGCTTACATCAACGGCAAGATGCAGTACGGTTTACAGGCTAAAGTAGATGCTCAGCTTGTTACCGGCACCGGTGGTACCACTGCTCTTGAGGGTATGTTAAAGAGCGGTAATTACCACAACCCTGTAACCGCATCAGAAATTTCTTCAGCTGATTTTGGCTCCGGTGACACCTTATTTGACTTCGCTCTGAAAGTTAAGGAAAACTTAGAGTCACGCTTCTACACTCCAGAAGTTATCATCCTGAATCCAGCTGACTGGACCAAGCTTGCAATGCTTAAGGATGCTCAGAAGCGCTACATCTTAGGTGGCCCACAGTCAGTTGCATCTAAGTCATTGTGGGGCATTCCTGTAGTAACCTCTGCATCAATGACTTCAGGTAAGTATGTATTAGGTAACTTAGGCATGGCTGCAACCATCTACGACCGCCAGGCTCTGAATGTTGCAATGTCAGAAAGTGATGACATCAACTTCCAGCGCAATTTAATCACCATTCGTGTTGAGCGCCGTTTAGGTGTTGCTTACGAGCAGCCAAACGCATTAAACGGTGGCGATTTTGCAATTCCAGCTTAACAGCTAAAAAGAGTATTTATAGGGGCAGAAATGCCCCTTTTTTATTTTCGGGACTTATCACAATGTCTTTTACACCATCACCTATCACAGCATTAACTCAGACACCCGTTACCCTTGCTGAAGCTAAAGCTCAGATAAGAGTCGATGACACTGCAGAAGACGACCTTATCACAAGCTACATCTTTGTAGCTACTGAACAGGCTGAGCATATTCTGCAAAGAGAAATTGTGAAAAGGTCTGATGACGAGGCAGTGTCTGAGCTTTCCACAGCACACTCGATACCTCCTACTATCAAGCAGTTCATCCTGTGCCTTATAGGCGATTTATACGCTCACAGAGAGCTGTCAGAGCAGGGTACTTACAATACCTTCCACAGACATCTGCTTGACCCTTATATCCTCTATTTAAGAGGAGATGAACAGTAATGGCAATTTCAATTCCTACGGCCGGTGAGCTCAATAAAAGAGTGACTTTCGTTACTCGCTATGAAGACCCTACCACGTTAGGCACAGCTCAGGCTACTGACACTGTAATAGCGCTTGTATGGGCAAAGATTGAGCCTGTTGGCAACTACAACTTCGGCGGTGTTCAGACCTCAGAACAGACAACTCACAGACTGTGGATACGCACTCAAAAGGGTGTGCTTGACGATGTAGCTATTGGTCACGGTGTATACATCCTCTACGGCTCACGCCTTTTAAGACCTGTTAGGGTGACTGACGCCAACGGTCAGGGCAAATTCACGGTCATTGAGGCTGTTGAGATTGGCGATTATGACGCTGTATCATCATCTGGAGTGGTTGAGGAAGTAATCAATGATTACGATTAAATATGATAAGAAGAAGATATTTAATCTTGATCAATTAGATAGAAAGCCTCTTATCAAAGCTCTTAGAAGGGGAGCTAACGTCATCGCCAAAGCTTCACGAAAGGCATTAAACAAGAACACAGTATCTAAGCCAGGAGAAATACCAGGAAGAGATACAGGAGCGCTCCGCAAAGCTGTTAAAGTTGAGGTTGCAAGACGACCTCCGGGGCTATGGTCGGCAGTGCTTTACAAAAAGCCTGTTGAAGACAAAATGTTCTACCCTGCGCCTTTGTTTTATGGAAGACGAAAAGGTGATCTCGTCAAGCGTGTCAATCCTTTTGAGATTGAGGCAGAACGTGCAGATGATGAAGTACAGAACATTATCAGTAAGGCGATTGATGAGGAAGCAATTTAATGAAAACTTTACCAATAATCAATCAGATAAAAGCACGATGCACCGTGTTCGGCGGTCGTGTCTACGGCCTTAAGGAGTGGATTGACCTCAATCAGAAGCCTGACCTCAATCCGCGCTCAATGCCGTGCTGCTGGGTCGTATGCACTCAGGAGAGTGCTAACGAACAGACCTCAGCTGTATCTTACTATCAGACAGTTACAGCGACCTTTGATGTCTTCGTTGCAGTCCCGAAAGTTGACGCACACGGACAGGTCGGTGCAGATGCCCTTGACGATGTTGCATCATCGGTACGCAAGGCACTTATGGGTTTTGCACCTGTATCAGATAATTTTAGTGCTATGTCATATCTTGGCTTTACATTCCTTAAACCTACAGGACCATGGGCGATGATTGACATGCAGTTCAGCTCAAGTTACGAACTGAATCAGACAGATTCTCACATTCAGACAGCCATCGATGAGATGCCTAGCTTTGAGAGAACTAATCTTGACGTTGACTTCATTCGCGAGGATGGAAAGCCTGACGGGAAGATTGAATATTCAACTAAATTTAACGTTAATTAACTTAAATGGGAGTACATAATGGCTGTTTCTTTCAACACCATTCCTGCCAACGTTCGAGTACCTCTGTTTTACGCAGAGGTTGACAACAGCATGGCAAACACCGCTACTACCTCCTACAAGTCACTGCTCATCGGTCAGAAGCTGTCAACCGGCACAGCTGCTGCAGATGTTCCAGTATTTGTATCATCAGTAGCAAAAGCAAAAACCTTATTCGGTCGCGGTTCAGAACTTGCTCTTGCCGTTGAGGCTTACAAAGCTGTAGACGCATCCGGTGAACTGTGGGTAATTCCAGCATCTGTAACCGGTGTCAATGCATCATGCACTGTAACCGTTGCAGGTCTTGCACTTGCTTCAGGTGCAGTAAGCCTCTATATTGGCGGTAAGCGCGTTCAGGTGTCTGTCGCTCAGGGTGCTTCAGCATTAACTGTAGCAACCGACCTTGCAGCAGCAATCAACGCTAATTCAGACCTTCCTGTATCAGCTGAAGTTGTAGCTCCAGAAGATGAAGAGGAAGAGCCAACCTCTGTAGACGTAACTGTTACAGCAAAAGGTGCCGGCGTATACGGCAACGACATCCTGCTTCAGAGCAACTATTTAGGCACTCTGAACGGCGAGGAGAACGTATCAGGCATAACCGTAACCACTGGCACTATGACAGGTGGTACCGGCTCAATCGACTACACTGCTGCACTTGCAACTGTAAGCGCTGAAGCTTATCAGTTTATCGGCATAGCTGACGCTGATGCAACTGCTCTTGATGCCGTAAAAGTCGATATGAACGACACTTCAGGTCGCTGGTCATACGCTCGCATGCAGTTCGGTCACGTCTTTACTGCAAAACGTGGCAATAGACAGGCTCTGCTGACCTTCGGAAACTCTCGCAACGACCAGCACGCTTCTGTGTTCGGTGTTGAGCCAAAAAATCCTAACCCTGCATGGGTTATCGGTGCTTCAGCACTTGCTCGCGCTTCAGTGTTCTATCGCAATGACCCTGCAAGACCTCTGCAGACAGGTGTTCTTGTTGGTCTGACCGTTCCAAACGTTGCAGATCGCTTCAACTTCAACGATAGACAGGCTCTGCTGAGCAACGGCATCGCAACTCTGACTGTTGGCGGTTCAAATGTTATGATTGAGCGCGCAATCACTACCTATCAGCGTAACAGCTTCGGCGATGCAGACAATTCATACCTTGACAGTGCAACCTTGTACACCATCGCTTACATCATCGGTGCACTTAAGACTGCGATTACCTCTAAATATGCACGTCATAAGCTGGCTAATGATGGAACCCGTTACGGTCCTGGTCAGGCTATCGTGACCCCTAAAGTAATCAAGTCAGAACTGATAGCTCAGTACGGCAAGCTTGAGGCTCTTGGCCTTGTAGAGAATGCAGAACTGTTTGCCAAATATCTTGTTGTAGAGCGCAACGCAAATGATGTTAACCGCATTGATGTGCTCTTACCTCCAGATATTGTCAACCAGCTTCGCATCTTTGCTATGCAGGTTCAGTTCCGTCTACAGTTTGATGAGGAGTAATTAAATGGCTAATAGAATGGCTGGCGCCTGCTACGTAAAAGTAGACGGCGAGCAATTATACGTAGAAGGTTCAATCGAGTTTCCATTAACCGATGTAACCCGCGAGATGTTGACATCAACTTCCGGTGTTGTCGGCTACAAGGAGACTCCTTCAATACCTTATGTTGCTGTATCAGTATACATTGATGAGAGCTTTCCTTTTGCAACTCTCAAGAATGCGACTGATATGACTATCACAGCCGAGTGTGCTAATGGCATGGTATACACCCTGCAGGGAGCAGCTCTGGTAGGTGACATCGCATTGAATCCTATTGATGGCACTACATCATTAAGATTCGAAGGCGTCAAGGGCATCTTATCTTAAGATGAAGATAGGGGCGGTAATTCGCCCCTTATATTTTTAACTATCCGATATATTAAAGGAAATTAAGCTATGGGAATTTCATTTAATCTAACAAAACCAATCAAGAACGGCGACACTACAATCAATAAGCTTGAGCTCCGTGAACCTACAGTTGCAGACATCGAGAAGATTGGCGTGTTTGCCTACGGTGTAGATCCAAGCACCGGCTCTTTAAGTATTGATCCAAAGCAGGTGATGAGCTACCTTGTTCAGCTCTCTGCACTGCCTCCATCAACACTGAGACAGATGTCAATCAAAGACTTCGATAAGCTCAGATGGGAGCTTTTGGGTTTTTTCGGTCAATCAGAAGGCTAGACCTTCAGCAGTTCAAATTTATGGTGTCGGAGACAGCTTACTATTGGCGTACGACACCTCTTACGATTCAACAGCTGACGCTCAGCGAGTTTCTGCGCTGGCGCTCAGACATTTCAGACATCCTCAGACAGAAAGCTGAGGCTCAGCAACAGGCATCTAAGGTCAGGTAAACATGGCACTTTCAGCAAAGACAATTAAAACAATCCTTGCAATCAAGGACAATGTTTCTCCCGGCCTTAAGAACATCAATAAGAACTTCAAAGCACTCAATAAGGCTACAAATAATCTAAGCCGTAATTTAGGCAACGTTGCTAAGATGACAGTGCTTCCTCTTGTTGGCTCTTTTGCTGCCGTTGGAGCTTCCATTAAAAGCTGTGTAACCGACTTGCATGAGTACGGTACATCTCTTTTTAACACTTCAAAAGCTCTGGGCATTGCCTCAGATGATCTTGCCAAGTTCCGATATATCGCTCAGTTGAGTGGTTCGTCTGCAGAACAGATGGACGCAGGACTTAGAGTACTGAACAAAAACATTGCCAATTCAGCTGCAGGCAAGAATAAAGATTTCCTCAAGATGCTTGAGAAACTTAACATCAGCTTTAAGAACGCTGACGGAAGTATCAAGACTGCAGCACAGCTCATGCCTGAGCTTGCAGAGGCTATGAAGTCGCAGACCACACAGGCCCAGAAAGCCTACATCGCACAGACTGCCTTTGGTAAGTCAGGTGCCGACCTCATTCAGACCCTCGAGCGAGGAAAGGAAGGCTTTGCTGAACTCTCAAAAGACGCCGAGAAGTACGGCCTTGTAATCGGAGATGATGCAGTCGATGCCTCACTTGCACTTGACGATGCTCTCAATCATCAGAATGCAGCTCTCAAGGGTCTAAAGCTTACTATTGGCAGTCAGCTTATTCCGACAATAGCGCCACTCCTTGAACAAATGAATGATTGGATTGCACAGAATAGGGAATGGATTGCATCTGAGATCAATCAGGCAGTTAAAGACTTTGTTACAAGCGTTAAGTCAATTGACTTTAAAAAAGTAATAACTCAGACAGTCCAATTCGTTAAGAATTGTGCTCAACTGTTCAAACAGCTGGGCGGACTCAAGACAATCGCTATTGCTGTGGGTGCCATTTTCGGTGCCAAGCTTGTACTTGCCCTTGCAGGTGTTGTTAAGTCTATATGGACTGTAATTACAGCCGTTAAAGCTCTCACAATTGCGCTGATGACTAACCCGATTGTTGCAATTATCACAGCTATTGTGGCAGCGGTCGCAGGTCTTGCATACGCTGGCTATCTTATCTATAAAAACTGGGATTCAGTAAAAGCGTGGTTTGTTGATATGTGGGAGCAGTGGGGCGGAGTGATTAAAGTATTCAGTTTAATCTTTAGCCCTATAATCGGCGTAATTATAATTGCCGCTGAGCAGATTATTAAGAATTGGGAACCTATAAAAGAGTTCTTTATCTCTTTATGGCAGAGTATCTGCAATGCTTTTGAAGTGTACACGCAGATACTTAGTGATGCGTGGGATGGTATCTGCGCTCTTCCAAGCAAAGTCGCTGATTCGTGGGATGGTCTTAAGAACTACTTTAGAGACTTATGGGAATCTATTAAGGGATTCTTCTTTGCTCCGTTTGAGAAAGCCTCAAGGGCTGTGATAAAGAGTAAAGATTATCTAAAGAGCATCTTTTCGTTCGGTGGTGATGATGTCAAGGAGCTCTCACCAGCTGAAGCAGGTGCACTTGCCCAAACTGCATCTGACAGCACAGTAAGAGTAGATCTCAACATCAGCAAGGCTGACGGACTTGAAGTTGAAACTGAACGTACACGACAGACAGGCGGTGCCCAGTTCAACCTTGATACAGGAGCAACACGATGAGATTATTACGAAAAGCTTCATTCAACAACGTAAGCTTCGAGGTGTCGGCTGGCTCTGTATCAGTAGGTCGTAGAATCGTGACGCACGAGTTTCCTCAGCGTGACACGCCATACTCTGAAGATCTCGGTAGAGCCTACAGACAGTTTACAGTCAGTGGTTTTGTAACCGGAGCTGACTACATCGAAAAAGCAAGACGTCTGCAGGAGGCCCTTGAGTCTGACAGCAAGGGGCGTCTAATTCACCCATGGCTGGGCACTCTTGATGTCATTGTTGCCGATAAAACGACAATAACATGGGACACTGCTTCACGTCTTGCATCCTTTGATATTACCTTTATTGAACTTGGTGAGCAGAAAGACCCAAGCCTATCAAGGAGCTTCATCAGTAAGCTTAAGAGTATCGCTGATGACATCTCTGATGAGTGCTACAACTACTTTGTAGAAGCGATGGAGAGCATCGACTACTACGCTATTGTAGATGCAGTCATCAACGACAGCTGGTTTGACATCTCGAACAAGCTCAAGAACTCAGACCTTGTGCGCAACTTCGGACTTGAGGACTTGCTTGATTACACTGATACTGTTGCTGCAGAGACCCTTGGAGCAAACGCGGGTAATTTTGCAAAATTACTGCAGAATCTGCTCTCGTTAAGCGACAATACAACTGACACTCGCAACTTCAGACAGACAATCTTAAGCCTGTGCACTCTTGCCGAAAGCAAGCCATTTCAGAACCAAGGTCTGAATAGTACACAAGGTCAGGCAAACAACTGTATTAGACAGCTCTGCAGACAGACATTGATTGCTGATGTCATCGGATTATGCACGGCCGTTGGTGCATCTAACGACATATCTGCTGACGATGATGCCAAGGTCAAGTCTTATGATGAGATTGTTGAGGTTCAGAACCGCGTGCTTAAGCTTCTTGAATCTGAGATGATTGCGACAGAGGATGATGGCGGTGAGGTGTATCAGTCACTTGAAAAGGCTTACAGCTCAGTGTATCAGCATCTGTCTGTCAATATTTGTCAAAGTAAACAGCTTTACACCGATTCTGTCAAGCTGGTCTGTCCCGCTCTTAATCTTGCATACGACAGATATGAAGATGCTGAGAGAGCCGATGAGATAACTTCGCGCAACAGAATTGTTAATCCTCTGTTTGTCAGTGGAGATATAAAGGTGCTTAACTCATGAGAAAAGACACCGTTACCCTTGAAATTGATGGCGAAAAATACGAGTTTTTCACCTCAATTTCTATAAGCTCGGAGCTTAATACAACCGCAAGGAATGCAACTGTAGAGCTCACAGGTACATTGCCAACCGGTCAGATGTTCCTGCAAAAATTCACGGTAGGGCAGAGCGTCAGAGTGTATGTAGCTGATGAGCTTATGCTTACAGGTTACATCACTGCTACACCTTTCAGCTATACAGCTACAGACTTCAACGCAACAATTGCTGTGCAGAGCAGAACCATTGACATCGTTCAATGTTCACCGATGAAAGCTGGACAGACAATCGGCAGGATTAAGACTGGCAAAAACATTGTTAGGCCATCTCAGAACACTGCTTTATGCTTTCGTAATCAGACATCAAGGCAGATAGTCGCAGACCTTATCGCGCCCTATGGAGCAGGCCTTGTGATTGAGGACAGTTCAGTTCTTGCTGACAAGCGTTCCTATGACGTTGACCCTAACAAAACAGTCCTCTCAAACCTTAAGGATATAATCAATTCTGATGACCTATGGCTGTGCGATGACGAAGAAGGCAATCTTGTAGTGACGGGTAAAGCCTCAGAAGTCAGCGGTACAATATCGCTTGGCAAGGAAATCAAGAGTGGTAATGCCCGGTTTGACGGTTCTCATCTGTTCTCAGAGTGGGAAGTCATCGGACAGTCAAGTGGTAAGGGTTCAAAGGGTGGTAAGAGTATCAACTGTGCCAACGGTTCAGCAACTCTCAACTTCTCACGACCTCGCTACAAGGCAATTAAGAACGACAGTCAGTGCACTGACAGTAAGACACAGACACAGGCCGATGGTGAGTGTCAGCTTGCTCAGTCAGACTTCAGAACTGTTCAATACACTGTCCAAGGGTGGCGTGATGGTAACGGCAACTTATGGAAGATCAACCGCCTTGTGAC